CCATGAAGTCTTCATTTGTTAGGGCGTTCGCCGGTGCCGCCGCTGTTCCACCAATCTTCCATTCATCCTTGGTAACCATAGGAAGAGCACCTTCCGCTTGATTCGTCGTGTGAAACAGAAGAGACGGATTAGACCTATCAGTATTAAATTCAAATAAATCATTGTATAACAGATTAACAGATAATTTATGATCTGGAGAAGACGCCTTGTAGTTATTACCATTGAGGAGAGACCGAGGAGTAAAATTCGCGTCAGCCGATAGACCGAAGAATACCTTGGTAACCAGACGACCATTTCCACCAATAGGGAAAGTAAGATCTTGGAAAGCCGCTTGTGCACCAGTGCGTTTAGCGAGACGATAATCCCTATAGTTGAATTTAACACCACCTTCTCTCGCTCTATCCGCCGCATATTTCGTCATGACTGCACCATCATAAACGATACTATCATAAATCAATTTACATTCTTTGGTATCAATCTGATAGGCTACTGTGTCATTGGCAGCACCTTTGACGCACATCCGAAGAGACCGAGCAGTTCCACCAGCACCAAGAGAACCTAATTCATTCTTGAAAACAAGATCAATATGAATCTCATCATCAATCATAAAAACTGGAAGTTGATTCGTCCTAAGGAATGGGAAGAGATCCGAAAGATAAACCGAATAAACCGGAGCATCAGCGATAGTCTGAGCATTCGTCGCGTCGTTAAACTGGAAGGGGAATAGGTCTGTAGCCCCTACATCATTCGCGATATTGACGGTGGCATTACGTCCTAAATCAAGACCAATCTTTTTAGCAGAGTTAGGAGGTTTATCTACGACACCAGCCATACGATTATCATAATGCGGAGCGTGGGACATACACCTCTGACTCAGATACTGCTCGCGTTCCTTATTGCTGTCGTTAGCCACGAAAACGGACTGATACGCATGAAAATCAGAGTAGTCGGAGACGGAGCATACGACTTCTTGACCGATGGTAAGGGTTGCAGTCTGAATAAGATTAGAAACTCCGACATTCAAAGGATAGAAGGCATCAGCCGTAGTAAGTGGAGTAATACCAAGAGTAATTTTAGAATCCGAATGGAGGAAACCGGCTACTCTCGACAGAGTAAATCTCGCACGATCTTGACTAATAGTAACTGGGTCAATTACATCTGTATGTATCACTTGGGTGAAATCGCTATCAATTTCACCCATCTTAAGAATATCCGGAATCCGGTCGCTGGTCACTTCTTTATCTGATTTGTCCATATTTTATAATACAATTATATATTATAATTTTAAGAAATAAAAAAAAGTTAAAAAATAATCATTAGAAAATATTTACATCTGGACTTGGACTCCCATGGTATCAGACCATGCTACAACAACCTTCGACTTAATGAAAAGATAAGCAGAAATAGGGTTGCCGTCAGTCAATTCGTTGGTCATCTGAATAGAAAATTGGGCGTCAACCATCGAAACTCCTTGTGAATCTAACTGGTCATACAGAACCCCAACGCCATATGCGGCTCCGGTATCAGGCATAACACGATAACCATCCACGGCTGAATCATTAACTACAAAATTCCGATTAGTATTTTCCGGACCGACAGACGTGCGAAACTGAGTGGCTTCCGGAATAATAGAAGACATGAATCCCTTAATAACTTGAGGATCTACCACAGAAGTGAGATTGTTTGCAGAGCGAACACTCTGAACCTCGAATGAGGAAGGGAAACGCTCGCCATTACGTAGGAAGGATATCGTCTGGAGATTGGCTAACTGACCACCACCAGCAGAAGCCAAGGAAGGCATATACGTAAGATAACCATCTTGACCCAGATTATTTACAAAGGTTGCAGGTACGAAATTTACAAATGCACCTAATACCTTAGATAATCCAAGATTGAAATTGATAATCGCATTAGTAGACTCAATGGTTGAGAAATAGGAAGTAATCGAGTTAAATGCTAACATTCCCTTGTCAGGGCTGGGAACACCAACATGAACCTCACATGATAATTCTAAACCACTTAATTCATAAAAAGCATTAGCAGAATCAGCAGTAGTGCCGTCAGAGGTGTAGAAAAACTGGGAATCACTAGCAAGATGAATTTCTATTTCAAGGGGAACTTTTGAAAGTGGTAGTTCGGAAACGCCGGCGGTGAGTCCACTAGGAATCGGAATGCAAAATGGAGATGAGGTGGTGTTACGGATAACATTATCACGATACGACTGATAATTAGGCATAATCAGAGCCGTCTCCCCAAGGTGACCGCTGACATCTTGCATCGCTGAAATCGTCGGTAGCATACTTGACATGAAACGTCCATAATGTCTTATGTGTTCGATGACAGCCTTTGTCTCTGCATGGCGAAAAACTACTTGATCTATGGCAGAATAAACTCCTAGTTTATGAGAACCACGGAGTTTGGGAGACGCGGCGGCGGAAGGATGAGTAGTTCCAGCGGCGTTGCTCCAAATATCAAGATCACCAGATAGGCGAAGAGACGCTAAATCAAGGACAGCATCTTGTCTGCCCAGCGTTACAGTAATGATTGGGTTACCACGAGCGAAGGAAACCTTACCACTGGAGGGAACATTATCCGGCTGAATAGAAAGATATTTCTGAGTGCGAGTCGTAGTCATTTTATATTTAGTATATATAAAAGAAATAAAAACAAAAAATAATAAAAAATCATTAGAAAATAAATTTACAGAGTAACTACTACCGAATCTCCCTTGATGGTAATCCGTCGAAGATGGAACATGAAAGCCATCAGAAGTTTATTCTTCACCGGAGGACGATCAACGCCAGCAACCGATGATTCGTTGTATTGTAACTGCAACTGATTGGATACATTATTGAGATTTGCTACACCGATACCGCTTGAATAGGCTCGTCCGATTAAGAAATTACGATTATATTCCGCGAAAGACCGAGGCGGAATTCCGGCTTGTTTCAGTGCTTTCTCTAACTCAATTAGGGGCTGTGCCGCGATACTCACACCTTTATTGATTTTTGATACTACGATAGGTCTGCTTGGGACTAATTTTTGATTTACAAGTAATTGATAATTGGTCAACTGGTCTATGATTCCGGTCTGTCCAGACCTAATAGAATGAAGGCGGTCATCCATACCAGCCGTAGTCTCAATATCATATGTGGTTGAAAGACCACCAATCAACTCAGCCGTATTATAAACCGTAGCATCTGTAGCCATAACAATTGTTGATTTTACACGAGTATTGGAACAGGCGAGATCCACCGTTGCTTGACGATTACTGGCTAAAAGTGAATGTTTGATATTAGTGCATGAATGGATATCTAATTCAATTGAACCACCTTCTCTCATCTTACATACCATACCCTCTTCATAGCGAGAGTCACATTCAACCTTAGCACATACAATCTCAGCGTTAGAGATTTCATATCCAGCATCATAGAGAGTCAGAGGAGCGATAAACTGAACACCAGTATCGGCTCTTACACGTGCAGTATCTACCGCCGTAGAATATACGATGAAAGCGTTTGTTGTTGCTTGGAGACCACCACCTTGACCAGCAAGGGCAGAGTTTCTGAAACCCTCAGTAGTTAGACGAACAAATCCACCACTTACATCAATATTTGTAATAAGGACTCCAGACGCCGTGACTGCCGCTTGACCGATAGTTAAATTACATTGCTGAAGAGGGTTATCCTTTAAACATATAGAAACGCGTTCACCGACAACAAAAGGACAATCTGCCACCGTTAGACATCCATTCTGTTTGCCTAAGAAAATCGCGGTTCTCTCCGTTGCCGCGAGAGTGAGTGCCCCACCAGCCGCGTCAATACCATGGAAGAATGGATTCTGTCCCATACGACGATTACGATTAACACTATCTAACTGCTTGATGGCTCTTGCAGGGTCTTCTAGATCCACTTCCACGAACAATCCTTGAGTCATCATGACTGGAAAGATCTTAGTACTATCAGCGAAAATTCCAGAATGAATAGGTAGAGAGAGTTTAGCCGTAACAAAATCATTAACTCCCCACTGGGCATTCAGGACATTCACCTCCTTGGGTTTATAGTAAGGATTATTCATTAAATCAATATTGTTGGAAACACTCGTGCCTTGGGTTCCTCTTACGCGAATAGACGGAACAAGAGAACCTTCTCTTAA